GCGCCCAGAGGTGACGAAAGCGTGCCGGTTGAAATCGAGGAAGACGATGACCCGGGACGCTATCGCTACCGGTGCCCCGAGACCTTCCGTACCAAATACGTGTCTGCCGATCTGGTGGCGGTCCATGCCATCACCGACACCAAGCTGCTGAACTACCTGGCGGACCTGCTCGGAATTCCACAGGCACATCGACGTGGCATCACGGCGCCTGCCATCGGTGGCGTGCTGTGGAATCTCGGCAAGATGCGCATAGCCGATGCGCAGGTCGACGTATGGCTGGCGCGAGCGCTTTCTTCATCCATCGATCGGGTCTTCGACCATTTCCGTGCGGCATCACAACCCGAACAGGGCTTGATCTTCACAACGGGCCAAGCCCTGCCCGACATCGTGCCGCCGCCCCGGAGCTACCGCATCGTTCCGATTGCCAGCGTTCTGGTGGACTACGCGGTCAAGCCACACCTTGATACCGACCTGATCCACCGCTTGCTGGTCGCACCGGCAGGCAGCAAAGAGGAAAAATCCCTCCCGGTTCGCTTCGACCCGTACTCCAACACACTGGTCATCGCCACCAAGGCCGACAAGCCTTGGGCCATCAAGGGTGCCAAGCAGGTCGCCGTGGTGAAGTACCTGGTCGAACAGTTCGAAAACGGTCGCGCGCGAGTTTCTGCGGGAGACATTCTGGTCGCGGCTCACGGTTCACGGGAGGCCGCACGCGGCAAGCGGGTTCCGAGCATCTTCAGCAGCAACAGCCAGTGGCTCGACTACATCGAACATGACGACGATGGGTATGGCATCAAGCTGGAATGAACCAGCGCCGACATTCATCCTCACGCACAACCGCCTTCGGGCGGTTTTTTGCTTTCTGGGTCCCACTTTTTCCTGTTTTGGCTGAGCCCGTACATCAGCCCGTACATGGCGGTGGCTGACGCCCGTACAGGCCGAATTTGAAGATGACCTCACGTTTTCGCAATCACCTGAAAGGAGAAAAACGTGAGTGTCAAACACCTCAACCAACGCCAATTGGCCGACCGTTGGGACGTCAGCGAAGCCACCTTGGAACGCTGGCGGTCCGAAGGAATCGGTCCGGTCTTTCTGAAACTGCAAGGGCGTGTCCTGTACCGCCTTGAGGACGTCGAAGCCTTCGAGTCCGAGAGCCTGCGCAAGAGCACGTCCGAGCGCGTCGAAGCGGGAGGTGCGGCATGAACCTCCTCTCCCCCGATCAAGTGCTGACCACGCCGGCCGGCGAACTCGCCCAGCAATCCGGCGAGTCGCTTTTCCAACTGAAGAACGACGCAGCTGACCTGCTGGCCGCTGCCAAAGCCATCGTCGAACACGTCGATCGCGCCCTGGATCTGAAGTACGCCCAACGCGCGCACGAACTGCGCCTGGCGGCCGGCAAAGACACCGGCGTCGTGCACTTCGATGACGGCCGTATCCGTATCACTGCCGACCTGCCCAAGAAAGTCGAGTGGGACCAGGCAAAGCTGGGCGACATCACCCGCCGCATCGCCGCCAACGGCGAAGACCCCGCCGAGTACGTCGAGATCAGCTACCGCGTCTCCGAAACCAAGTTCAACGCCTGGCCCGAGACGCTGAAGACCGCGTTCGCCTCGGCGCGAACGCTCAAGACCGGCAAGCCCGGGTTCCGTCTTGCATTGATTCAGGAGTGATCCCAATGAAAACCAAAACCATGTTGATCGAGCTGCTGCGCAAGCAGCCCGAGATGTACCTGCGCGATCTGCCGGAAACGATCCGCATCCCGGCGCTCGGTGACAACCGTGCCGACGAGGTGGTGCGCCCGCTGGAGGACGCGACCGTTGATGACCTGGCCTTCGCGATCCAGGGCATGGAAGCCGAGTCCCGCGTTCAACACCGCCGCCTGCAGGGCTTGCGCGATCTGTATGACCTGGCCCGCAAGCGCGGCGCCTTGGGCGTCACCACGGTGGCTGCTGCATTCGCCGATCTGGGTGGTGAAGGAGGCCGGAAATGAGTCTGCCCATCATCACCGCAGACCAGCGTCTCGCAGAGCGCCGTGGCGTCAAGGGCGTGCTCGTTGGCAAGAGCGGCATCGGCAAGACCTCACAGCTCTGGACCTTGAAGCCAACGGCGACGCTGTTCTTCGACCTCGAGGCCGGCGATCTCGCCGTCGAAGGCTGGGCGGGCGACGCGATCCGCCCACGGACATGGCAGGAATGCCGCGACTTCGCCGTCTTCATCGGCGGCCCGAACCCGGCACTGCGCGAGGACCAGCCCTACAGCCAGGCGCACTTCGACGCGGTCTGCGATCGCTTTGGCGACCCGTCGGCTCTGGACAAGTACGAGACCGTCTTCGTCGACTCGATCACCGTGGCCGGACGCTTGTGCCTGCAGTGGTGCAAGGGCCAGCCACAGGCCTACTCGGAGAAGACCGGCAAGCCAGACAGCCGTGGCGCCTACGGTTTGATGGGCCAGGAAATGATCGGCTGGCTCACCCACTTGCAGCACACGCGCCGCAAGAACGTGTGGTTCGTCGGCATCTTGAACGAGGCCTTGGACGACTTCAACCGCCGGGTGTTTTCGCTGCAGATCGACGGCTCCAAGACCGGCCTCGAGCTGCCCGGAATCGTCGACGAGGTCGTGACCCTCGCCGAGCTCAAGGCCGACGACGGCAGCGGCTACCGCGCATTCGTCTGCCACACGCTCAACCCATGGAACTACCCGGCCAAGGACCGTTCCGGTCGGCTCGACGCCATCGAGGAGCCGCATCTCGGCCGCCTGATGGAAAAGATCGCCGGCCCCGCGAGGCCCGCCACCGAGCGACTCGATTTCGCCCGTCCCAATCCGGCGTCTGCCTCTGATTCAGCTGCCGCCCCCGAATCCACTTCGACTCAGGAGTCCTGATATGACTTATTTCGATTTCAATTCCGCTTCCGAACAGACGTCCTTCGATCTGATCCCGAAGGGCACCCTGGTCCGCGTCCGCATGACCATCCGCCCGGGCGGCTTCGATGACGCGTCGCAAGGGTGGACTGGCGGCTATGCCACCCGCAATGCCGAGACCGGCTCGGTCTACCTCAGCTGCGAGTTCGTCGTGACGGACGGCGAGTTCGCCCGCCGCAAGATGTGGTCGCTCATCGGCCTGCACAGCCCCAAGGGGCCGGAATGGGCCAACATGGGCCGCACCTTCGTCAAGGCGGTCCTCAACTCGGCGCGTGGGGTGCACCCCGGCGACAACAGCCCTGCCGCACAGAACGCGCGACGCATCGGTGGATTCGCCGATCTGGATGGCATCGAGTTCCTGGGCAAGGTCGACTGGGAGAAGGACAAGAACGGTCAGGACAAGAGCGTCATCAAGGCCGCCGTCACGCCGGACCACAAGGACTACGCCGCGCTGATGGGCGGTGCGCGTCAGCCAGCACCTACGTCCCCCGCTGCCAGCGCTCCCAACGCGTATGCACAGGCCACCGGCCGAGCACCCGTTTCGGGCCGCCCCAGCTGGGCGCAGTGACGGAGGGCTAATCTCATGATGCTCCGTCCCCGCCAATCCCTCCTGATCGAGCGCACGCTTGCGGCGCTCGACGAGCACGGGAACACGCTGGCTGTCGCACCGACCGGGTCGGGCAAGACCATCATGCTGTCGGCAGTCACCGGCAGGGTGTTGGCCGAGCCCGATGCGAAGGCCTGCATCCTCGCCCATCGCACTGAACTGACCGGTCAGAACCGCGACAAGTTCTCGCGTGTGAATCCGAGCATGAGCACGTCGGTGTTCGATGCCAACGAGAAGTCCTGGCGCGGCCAAGCGACGTTCGCGATGGTGCAGACCCTGTCGCGCCAGACGCACCTCGACCAGATGCCTACCCTGGATCTGCTCGTGATCGACGAGGCGCACCACGCTTCGTCACCGACCTACCGCGCCGTCATCGACACGGTGCTGGCCCGCAATTCTCGGGCTGGCGTCTGCGGCCTGACCGCCACCCCGAATCGCGGTGATGGCAAGGGGCTGCGCGAGGTCTTCTCCAACGTGGCAGACCAGATCACCTTGGGCGAAATGATCGCCGCCGGGCACCTCGTTCCGCCGCGCACCTTCGTGATCGACGTCGGCGTACAGGACGCACTGCGCAACGTCCGCCGCACCGCGATGGACTTCGACATGGACGAGGTCGCCTCCATTCTCGACAAGCGCCTGATCACCGAGGCGGTGATCAAGCATTGGAAGGCGAATGCGTCGTCGCGCAAGACCATCGTCTTCTGTTCCACGGTCGCCCATGCGCAGAACGTCTGTGATGCCTTTGTCGAATCGGGCATACACGCCGTGCTGATCCACGGCGAGTTGTCCGACGCCGATCGCAAAGCGCGCCTGGCCGAGTATGAGTCCGGGCACGCCCAGGTCGTGGTCAATGTCGCGGTGCTGACCGAGGGCTATGACTACACGCCCACCAGTTGCGTCGTCCTGCTGCGTCCCAGTTCCTACAAGTCCACCTTCATCCAGATGGTCGGCCGTGGTCTGCGCACCGTGGACCCCGAGGAGTTCCCGGGCGTCATCAAGACCGATTGCATCGTGCTGGATTTCGGTACGGCCAGCTTGATGCACGGATCTCTCGAACAGGAAATTAACCTCGACGGGCATCCGGGCGACGGTGATGCGCCGACCAAGGACTGCCCGGAGTGTGGTGCCATCGTTCCGCTGGCCTGCATGGAGTGCCCCCTGTGCGGCCACGTGTGGGAGCGCGAGCCGCAGGAGCTTGGCGTACTGACGGACTTCGTCATGAGCGAGATCGATCTGCTCAAGCGCTCCAACTTCCGCTGGTGCGACCTGTTCGGGCATGACGACGCGCTGATGGCCACGGGGTTCAGCGCATGGGGCGGCATCTTCTATCTCAATGGCCGCTGGCACGCCGTCGGCGGCGGGAAAGACTTGAGGCCACACCTGCTGGCCGTCGGCGAGCGCACGGTGTGCATGGCCAAGGCCGACGACTGGCTCAACGACCACGAATCCGCCGACTCCGCCCACAAGACCCGGCGCTGGCTGAACGAGCCGCCGACCGACAAGCAACTGCGCTACCTCCCAGAGCACATGCGGGTGGACTTCGGCATGACCCGCTACCAGGCATCGGCCTTGCTGGCGTTCCAGTTCAACAAATCGTCAATTCAGCGGCTAGTGGTCGCGGCCAACGAAAGCCATCGGGAGGCCGCTTGAAATGCGCGATCTGCTACCGCAAGGCCAAGGGCTATGGCTGGTCCAACCCTCGGTTCAAACCGGGCGACCCACAACGCTACTCAGATCGCTGGGTGTTCTGTTCGCGCCGTTGC